TCAGCCAGCTACCGCTGGTTCATCTGGACGAAACCCCATCATCTGCGAAACGAGGCCTGCAAGGCTTTTTGTATCGCTGGGAATCCATCGCCCGTAGTGCTTCTTCACCATTGTGGTATCGGTGTGCCCTAGTTGTCGAGCAACCCATTCAACGGGCACATAACTCGACAGCGCCTGGCTGGCGAATGTGTGGCGGCATTGGTTGGGGCCTCGATGCCGGACCCCGACGGACTTGAGGTGGTTCGCGAACCATCTACCAACACTTGATGCGTGCCAGGGTTCGCCACTTTGCCCGTTACGGAACACAAAGCGAACATTCTCCTTCTTGATGCTGATGTTATCCCGCTGCACGACCGTTATCGAGACGGGCGGCAGGGCGCTGGTGATTGCATGCTGCGCGCGCAGATAGGTAAGCGCCGGATCAATCAGCTCAACCCGCCTTGCGCGACTCTTCTCTTTCGGGATCTTGTATTCCGTTTCTACCCGTGCACGACGCACCATAATCGTGCCTCCCTCCAGATCCACGTCATCCCACCCCAAGGCAATAAGCTCAGAAACAGACAGCCCCGCCCAGCAGTCGAACAGAATCATATTGATGTCCTGCTGGCGAGCTACCTTTATCTTGCTCAGTGCATCCATCTCTTCCCGGGTGAATGGGTCGGCGCTGTCTTCGTCGGTATCCCGCTCGATATTCTTGATGCGCTCTAGCGGATTCGCCCGTATAGCGCCGTCGGCATAGGCATCACCCCAGACCCCGCGAACAACGGTGAATATGTCGTTCACTGTTTTAGGTGACAGCCCCTGCTTTAATAGGTGCGCCTGGAACAACTCCAAATCGCTTTTGTTAACGTCCGCTATTCGCTGCTTACCAAACCTGGCTGTGACGTGATTCGCTTTGTACTGGTAATTGCGACTGGTGCTGGTGGCCTTCTTTGCAAGCTGGACCTCCATCCAGCGCTCAACGCCGTCGACAACAGTGCGTTTCGAGTCGCCGCCAGCGCGACCAGACAATGCTGCGGCCCGGGCGGAATCGGGGAAGTGGGCTAGATAATCGAACCGCCCCTCCTTTATCTCTGACAGGATCGTCTGGCGCTTGTTGCTGGCATAGGCGATGGACGCTTTGTTGATCTTGACGACGCCGGTCAGCGGCTCCTTGCACCGCTGACCGTTTAAATAGAACGATATGCGCAGCAGATTCCCCTGGATCTCGACACCTACTGGCAATTTCTCGGTCATGGCTTCCCTTCCATCCAAACTTCAATGGCCTTGCGGCTGTAAACGATTCGGTTTGCCGGGTCTTTGCGCCAGTGCTTGCCCTCCAGCCATAGGCCGCCAGAGCGATACTTGCGTGCCGCCTCGGTACTTATGCCGAAGATTGGCATAAGTAGTTCTTGGCGAAACCACGCGCCAGGGTGTGTCTGGTACTCAATTTTCTGGGCTGCTGCCATGATGGATTCCTCTGCTTGCTTGAAGGTGCCGCCCTATGGCGGCAGAAGGTGGTTAATCGATCCGGTAGTACACGTAGCAATCGACGCCCTGGGCCGTGAGCGACTTATGCATGGCTTGAACTCCGACGCTATGTTGGTTGCCTTGGCCCGACCAGGGCGTATCCAAGTGCAAACCCTGCTGGTGGTAGCCGTGCCTTTTCTGGATGTATCCGGGGAGACCATGTTCAGTGTCGGCGCGCACGCCGGGGATCGGGATAACCACGCGATCAAGGTTCGCGCTACCGCCGTCATTAGTGCAGGCAGCAGCGGCAGCCTTGCCAGCCTGGATAGCGATCTCGACCTTTGGGCCGCGCGCCGCAAGTTCTTCTTTTGTCATGGCAATACGATTCCTCGCCCGCCGATTGGCAGGCTGCTGGTTGTTATAGGAGGAGAGGGGGGAATCAGCGTTTCATGAACGTGATCCAGTGAGTTTTCTCGCGCTTGCCAGACTTGTGGCCAAACAACGGCTGCTCATCAGTCAGGGCAAGAATTTCACTGCAACGGATCTGCGTTTCGTTCCATTTGAAGATCAGGAACTGGCCCGGGCGAAGAACGCGGAAGCACTCAGCGAAGCCTTTACGAAGATCGTCGCGCCAGTCATCTGTGAGAATTCCGTACTTCAGCCTGAGCCAGCTTTCGCGCCCTGCGCGCACCAGGTGCGGCGGATCGAACACCACCATGTTGAAGCTGGCGTCAGGGAAGGGCAGTTGCCGGAAGTCCATGATGACGTCCGGCTCAACCTTCAGTACCCGGCCGTCACACAACACATGCTCTTCATCGCGGATGTCGCCGAACAGCGCACGCTGGTCCTGCTTGTCGAACCACATCATTCGACTGGCGCTGCAGGGGTCGAGAACTTGTGCATTCATTTCTTCGGCCCCCGGTAAATGTTCCATGCCATGAACAGAATTGCGTAGACGGGGATGATCATGGCGTCACCTCTGAGTCCTCTGGAATATCCTCGAACTTGTAAGTCTTGATGACGCGCTCTTCGACGCCCGAGACCTTGATGAATTTGGCCTCTTCAACCCATGGGTATGCGTCTGGCTCGCCGTGCTTGCCTCCGCCGCTCATCTCACAAAAGGCGAGAGCACGGCCATCGGGCAGGATGAAGGCCTTCACATCGACCTCGTAGTTGCGCCCCCAGCTGTAGTGGCACCAAGACGGAACTCCAGGGGCGCCAACTGCGCTGTAACGCCCCTCGTTCACCGCATCATCGTGCGAACTCTCATCATAAAGCTGATCCAGATCCTCGCCGGACATGGACGCCAAATCTTCAAGCGTAACGAGCCCATTTGGTGCGTCGCGCAGACTGTCGTACTTGTAGCCGAAAGCATCGATTCCGTGATGCATCACCAGTAGCTTGGCCACCTGGCTTGCCGTGAGGTTGTTCAGTGCGTGGTGGATGTTTGCATCGAGCATAGGGGCTCCTTGCCGCTATAGCGGCTGAGATGGTGGCTTTTTAGTTTGTCTATGCGAAGATCCGCCGCTAATTTCTAAGGAGCGGATATGAAAGATATGAAATGGACAGAGCATCTGAGCGTTATAAGCTCCGCAGCATCCATCACCGGTGTATCTCTTGTATGGCTGCAGGCTTTAACTAAGGAGGCCAACTTTATGACGGCCATCTTTGGCGGTGTGGCTAGCGTCGTAGGGGCTCTTTTTTCTATTGGATCCTTGGTCGTTGCCATCCAGCTATTCGCGCTTGGTCATCGCTACTTCAGGTCTCGCTTTCCAGGGGCAGTTCCTGCTTATTGGCTTTTTGGGGGAGCCGTCACGATATGGGCAGAGTTTCTGCTTCAGGTTGTTATTTGGTGGTTCGTCAAAGATGCTTGGGCTACCCGGTTCTCGTGATCAGTAATTAGCAGGAGTGCAGACACACCCTTGTCAGGACTGCGGAACTTCGGTATGCCGACGGAAGCCCATCGAATAGATCAGCTCTGCCCGGTTCTGGCCGATGCCGTCGATGCGCTTCAGCCAGACGATTGACTCGTCTCGGGATGCCACCGATACCGGCGCGGGCTGCTCGGCAGTGAGTGGGTTTGGCGAATAGCGCAAGGCAGACTTGTATGCAGCATCAAGCGCATCATCCAAATCACCGCCATTCTTCTTGGTCTCGTTGAAGGCAATGATCATCTTCGCGCGAACGTCGTAGCAGCGCTCAACCGGCATACAAGCTACCTGCACATCCTGTGGCCTGGTCAACTGATCAATTCGCTCATCCGCTGCGGTCAGGCGCTGTTGCAGCTCGTTGATTTTGAGCTGCTGCGTGTTCCAGGCCCGGCCGACATTGCTGCATTCCTCCGGCGATTCCTGCGCACAGTGAGGGCATATAGCGTCGTTGTAGTCGCCGGTATCGGCTATCGCATCACCGCCACCGCACTGAAAGCTGGGGTAGACAACCCCGCACCCCTGGCACTCGACAATGAAATAACCGCCAGTGTTGTCGTGAGACACCAGCCCCAGCTTTGCCCGGGCTGTCCTATTTTTGCTGTGACCTTCGCCGCTCATACAGCCTCCCTCGTTACCAGATCATGGGCATTCACAACCGTCATGCCGAGGCGTTCGGCAATCAGGATTTCCAGGCGGGCGCCTTTCGAATGCTCCCACCCGGGGAGCGTTGCAACCGTGTCGCAGTCCATCAAAGCCACGATGTCGCGGCGCATGCAGTCGCTCCACGAGGCGCCGTCGGGATTCAATTCGGCGGGGTTGGTGACTGTGTGCCCGCCGGCGCGCAGGTTGGTGGTCATGGCGTGGAAGGCGGCGAAGTTGAGGCCGGGCAGGCCGGTCATGGGCCCGCTGAGGTAGATGCGCTTCATGCAACCTCCTTGTCATGACCCTGGCAGCCACCGCCGGCGAAATCGAAGCCTTCACACGGCGGCCCGAATGGAAGCACCTCTTTACCCTGGGCCAGCGCTTCGAGCAGGTGGTCCTTCGCCTCGTCGGCGGTGCATTCACGCCCGTCGACGCGGAACATGCCTTTGAGTTGGCGCTTGCTGAAATCGCGAATTGCCCCGCGCACGCTTAGGTGAATGTGAAAGGTCCGGCCGTGCGGACCGAAGGGATCAGCCGGTTTGTTTTCTGTGGGCATGGGGCGTCCTCGCATCATGAAATTGATGTGCAAATTTGATTGTTTGGTGGCACATTGCCTGCAAATTATTGGAGAGTTCTTATGTCTGGCGGTCCGACTGCAGTTCACATAAGCCTTGCCGTGACGGTGGGCGCCTTTTCGGTATCAGCTTTGAGCCTGTACTTCGGGTATTTGCTAATAGATAGTGGAACGGCAGGCCCGGTTTCCATTGACGTTACACATGGCGCTACGAAGGTGAACTTCTTCAGTTTTGGTCCAGGCGTTGCATTTGGGCTTTTCGGGGCGGCTATTGCCTGGACGACAGTCAAGACGCTAATCAAAAAAGGCTAGCTGTCGAAGAATCCGCATGCCGATCCAACGAACCACCGTGACCGCCTTGCTGTTGCCGATCGCCTTGTAGCGTGGGCCGTCTGGGCATAAACCCAGAACCCTGCCGCGCCAAGGAATGCGCGTGTAGTCGTCGGCCATGCCTTGAAGGCGTTCGCACTCGCGGGGAGTGAGTCGACGGACAGCACTGGTGGAAGACACAACGTTGGGGCCCAGGGATGAGTCTGTGTTGTCGACTTGCTTGCCGTAGTTGCCGGTCAAGGTCTGGGCTACGTCGCGGCATGCGACTATCGGCTGCCCACGGCCTGTTCCGTCCTCGCTCCCATCGAACCCTTCAGCTTTCAGCGTATGGGTGATGTCGCCGGTGATGCAGACGGCGACCTGGCCGCCGGCGTTGGCGTGGCTGCCTGAGTGATTCATCGCGCGGAGTGTGGGAGCGATAAACCCGGCATCAGCGCCGTGATCCTTGCAGGAGAAGGCCAGCACCGCGTTCTCTTGGCCGTTGTTGCGGCCCAGGGCAAAGGCGAGCTCGTCGCTGACGCCCGGGTCTTGCGTGCCATGGACCACCAGTAGGCCCGACTCAGCATCCTGATTGGTCGCGCTGCCAGCGGCCTTGCCGTTGGCGTTGAGTGTGCCGGCGATCAAGTGCCCTGCCTGGGCGTGGTCGACATCGGCGCCGCCATCTGTGCTGCGCAGCGCGCCGGCGACCGCAAGAAAGTGACCCGCCGCTGCGCCCTCCGGTCTTCCGCCAGATCCACCACTGTATGCGTTACTTGTGAAGGCTCCGATGACATCGGGCTGAACAAAGAACGTCTCGCTATCCAGATCGTTGCGGCCTTCATGATGGGTGAGGGTGCCAGCCTTCTCGATGGATCCGGACAGGCGCCCGGCGCCGAAGGCTGGGATTCCCCCGAACATCGATACAGCAGGCCCGAAGTCGCCTTCGCAGCTCGGGCAGCCATAAGCGCCTAGCTGCTCGGGGAAGACGTATTCACATCCTTCTCCGCACTGGAGCGCAGGGCCGAAAGGAGCTGTTCCGGTAACGTCCTGCCCCTTGCCCCGGCGCGGCGCAGTATCCCGGCGCACGCCTTCTCGCTCAAAAAGTACCTCGAGGGGATCGAACCCGTCTCGAGCACTTGCGACAACGAACACACGGCGCCGTCGTTGGGCCAAGCCGAAATATTGGGCGTCCAGGACCCGCCATGCGATTGTTCTTTTGGGTCCATACACACAACCAGCGTCCTGCCACCGCTTCCCTGGAGGGAGCAGCTCGCAGTCTTCCCCAGCAAGCGCGCCAAGAAAGCATCCGAAGGCGTTGCCTTTATCGGAGAGGACGCCGGGGACGTTCTCCCAGACGATGACGCTGGCGGGCTTTCGCTGGCCGGCGCGAACATAGTCAACTGCATCTGCAAGCTCCACGTATTTGATGGTGAGGGCGCCGCGCGGGTCTGTGAGGCCTTCGCGCATACCGGCAACCGAGAAGGCCTGGCATGGGGTGCCGCCGATCAGCACGTCCGGCGCCGGGATCTTGCCGGCCAGCACCAGGGCGGCCAGCTTCGTCATGTCGCCGTGGTTTGGCACGTTGGGGTAGTGGTGGGCCAGCACCGCCGATGGGAAAGGCTCAATCTCGGCGAACCAGGCGGCTCGCATGCCCAGCGGGTGCCAGGCTTGAGTTGCAGCCTCAATGCCAGAGCAAACTGAGCCGTAGGTGATTTCCATAGAGGGATCCTCGCCGGTATATTGGCGTGAATTTGCGAGCGGTTTGGGGAATCAAGTGCAACAAAATCTATTTCATTACACTGATGCTTTGGCTATTAAATCAATTCTCGAAAATCGTGAGCTTTGGTTGAGCGATATCCGATTCTTGAATGACTCGCAGGAAATGAATGATGGCGTCAAATATATTGTTGAGGCACTAGTTTCTGATTTGCCGGATGTTGGGCTTAGTGTCGGTGGCACTCTGTACGCCAGAGATTATCTAATGGAGGCATTTGATGATCATATTTCGTACGGTATCGATAGTGAGCCCACATTTGTCTGTTCGTTTAGTGAGGCTGGAAATCAGCTAAGTCAATGGCGCGCATACGGTGGTTATGCCATTGAGTTTGATCGGGAATTGATTCAATCTGCACTAGATCTTTTTGTCTGCATTTATAATGACGAAGAAAAAAAGCATGCTGCGTCCTACATGGTGCGTGAAGCGATCCATGAGCTAGCTTCTGATATTGAGAAGCATGGCGAGGTAAGCCCAGAGGGCGTGATGTGCCTTTCTATGCTGGTGCGTACAGCATCAATATTCAAAGATCAAAGCTTTTATGAAGAAAAAGAAGTTAGATGCGCAGTTGATATTCCTTTGCCAGACTCCGAATTAAAGTTCAGATCACGAGGCGGGCTTTTGATTCCGTATGTAACTTTGGCCTTTCCATTTGCAGCTATCAAAGCTATTCATGTTGGGCCAATGCGAGACCAAGAGCTTGCGTTCACGTCAATGAAGGCGCTTGTGTCTAATGTTACGCATGATTTCATATCTAATAGTAATGAGTCGATTTCGGAGATTAATGTTGTAATGTCAAAGATCCCATATCGAGCGCCATAATTCGGTAGACATGGACAGTTAAAATCGCAGAAGGTCTGGTTAGGCAGCGGCCAGAGCTTCCTGCTTTGGCGGCCACTCTGAGAAACCAACCTTCGGCGCCTTGGTTTTCGGATTGAGGATTGGCTTACCCTTGGCGTCAGTCAGTACCGCCTTTGCCCTGATCTTCAGATCACGACAGAGCAAAGTCTTGCGAGCCAACTCCATGAACTGCTCGGCGTACTGCGGAGCGTCAAATAGCGGCGAGAGCTGGCGGACCGTACCCCCCCATAATCTTCTCGGTGCGCTTGGCGACCAGCTCCAGCCATTCAGCCTCCGGGATCGGCTCGACGCCGCCAGGAGCCTTCGGGTTCTTCCGTGTGCCGGCCGTCTTCTTGCGGGCCTCGGTCTTGGCGACATCGAGGGTCATTCCAAATACTGCGAAGGTGCTCATGGATTCTCTCCAGTCAGGCGCCGCCCTCCGGTGATCGGATGCGCAGCGTGGGTAATGGGTTATTCGTCGCTACAGATGCGCAGCGCCTGCCGCTGGTAAGCGATTTCAAGTTTCCGCGCCACGTTTTCGGGTATCACGTAAATGTGGCGCGGCGGGGTAAGGAAGGGCGCCGATCTTTCGCGGCCGAGAGCGTGTATGTGGTGAAGCATTAGCGTGACCGCCTCGGCCTGCTCAGCAATGCCATGCCACTCCATCAGCTCCTCAAGCACAGTTCGTGTCGCGGGCTTCGTCCAAACCCTCAACTCTTCCTCGTCGCCATCCCTGCGCTTTCGAGATGTCTTTGCTGACCTCTCTGCTTGGTTCATCGCCATAACCTGGCTCCTTCAATCCGCTCGGCGGAAGGTGAAAGTGTTCGGCCCGACGGCGCTGGCGGACCTTTACGCTGATGCGCCTCATGCTGCGACCTTCTGCTGACTCCAGGCGCCGACCGCTTCAAATATTCGTGCGGCGTGAGCTTCGTCCAGCGACATAGCTTCCGGAATAGCGATCCAGCCAGAGGCCACCATCTGGCTTTGGTTGGCCGAATCGCGCAACTCCTTGTAGCAATGCTCAATCACGTCTTCCAGGTGGTCGGAGAGGTAGACGCCATCAGGCGCAATCTCAACCGACTTGCTGTAGCGGTCACCGCGAGCATCGATGCAGAGAGCGCTGAGATAGATCGTCCAGCGATGGGAAATCCCACAGACGGCCTGGCCAATCTTCCCGGGCGCGATGTTCTTGAGCGACTTGTAATTGATCATGCCCTGACGACCGCTGGGATCGATATTGACCACGGCCACATGATTGGTGGACAGCAGCGCCCGGCAGGATCGATCAATCCGGGCTTGGAGGTTGTGCGGCTTTCTTTTGCTCATATCGCCTCCGCGAGCTTCCGCAGGATCTTGCGCTCTGCCAGGGTAAGGCGCTTCTTGCGGCGCTTAAGGATTGTCTCCGGATCAACTCGATCTGCCCGGGCGGGCAGCGGCTTGAACTCGAATGACTGGAGTGATTTCACCGACCCGCCCTGGGATAGGAAGAAGTCGCGGGCGGCATCGATGCGGGCTTGCTCTTGCTCGAGGGTGAGAGGTCTTCCGGGGTTCATGCTGCCACCTGCTGCAGGGTTACCCCCGGCATGCTGAAGGTTGAACCTTGTGCTTCTACAAGGTCGTCGAGGTTTTGCCAGTTGATCGTTAGAACCGTAATAGGGGCTTGGCCAGCGGCGACCGCTTTCACCAGGGCCTCCATGTCGGTGACGCGGGCCTCCACCTGTGCTTGCTTAGGCGCGACCTTTGCGGACGGCGCCACCGCCGTTGAGCGCAGGGCGGGTTGCTCTGCCTTCACAGGCTCAGAGGCCGCCGGCGTTGCGCTCATCCTGGCTTCATCGGCCTTGCGCGTAGCTGCATCGAGCTCCAGTCGGTCAGCCTCTTCCTTGCGGATTCGCTCGCGCTGGGCCTCTTCTTTTTTCAGCTCGGCTTGCTTGTGCTCGTTGATTCGGACTTTGATCAGTGAAACCAAGTCGTCATTGGCTTTCGTTACGAGTTGCTGCACATCGTTGAACAGAAAGACGTGGTCGACTGCTAACTCGGCCAGGCTCGACAGATTGAGGCGAATTGCGTCGGCCGACTGGCTGGCGGCGATCTTTGCCCTTGCCAGTTCGGTATCTACTGCATCCTGGAGACTGGCTATGGTGCGCTTGTTCTTCATAGCGCCAGCGAAGTCAGAAGCCACCGGCGGTAGAACTACCCGGCCGAGCGTCTTGTTGATCGACGAGACGTGATCCGTCAGCGCGCTTTCAGCCTTCTGCTTGATGTTGGTCTTCACCAGCAGTTCTTGTGCCTTCACCAGCTTATCGACCTTCAGCCGGGTTTCGCGGGCATGAGCGCTGATCCGGTCCAGCGAAGAAAACAGTTCGTCGATGGTTTGAGTCTGCGACAGCGCCTGCTTCTTCGCAGTATCGACAGCAGTTTCAACATCGCTGCACCACTTCACGGCTTTCTTGGCGTCGGCGAAGTCCTGATCGGTCGTCAGCGTGGTTTTCACCGCATCGATGACCGCCAGCGCTGAATCTTCGAACACTTTGAGGTTGCTCTGAGTGACCATGCCTGTCAGTTCAATGCGCAACGCCGGCAGCTCGTCAGGCGCTTTGCCGACGACGATCGATGGCGCGTCGGCCATTTCGAAAGAGGCAAGATCGGCTTCGAACTGCTTCCATCCCTCGACCAGTTGCTCGGCGCGCCCAGCGACTGGTCGGTACTCCAGCGATACGAAGTTTTGCTCGGTGCCATCGGAGCAAACAAAGATCACTCGCTCTGCGCCGCTCACCAGCAGCTGCTGCTCAAGCTGCCAGTAGTAATGAGGCTGAAGGCTCTCTGCGCGCACCTGGGCGACGAGAGATTCATTCCAGAGCTTGTGCTCAAAAAGGGTATCGCCAAGCATTGTTGCGCCATCCATCGAAGCCAGCAGGTTGCCGCTGGTGCCGACGATTGGGTAAAGCTCCTCGCCGATCTTCTCCTCAACCAAGGGCCTGGCCAACGCTTCGGTGGCGTGGCCCTTGTCGAAGATGCGCTGCTGATTCGGCGTGACTTCCGGCGTGATGCCGGTTTTCTTCGCGGTAAGCAGGTCGGTGCGGCTTTGATACTTCGAAGCGCCCATCATTGCCGGAGCCTCGGAAGCAGTGAAGTACTGGGACCGGAGGGCGTGCCATTCAGCGCTGCCCTGAGCTACGTTGTGGATCTTCATGCGGACTCTCCTTCGATTGGCGCGAGGTTCTTGATCAGCTCGATCTGCTGCTCGCTCAGGGTGTATTTGCTGCTGACAGTGGCGATCAGGTGGTCCGGTGAAGACCGGCCCGCTTCAACGGCGGCGCGCCACTTGGGGAGATTTTCTTGAAGCTTTTCGTCTGGGTAGTCTTCCAGCGCGGCCGGCTCAGGCATTGATTCTGGCTGGCGCGGCGTATTGTCCTCGCGCGGCCCGTCGTCGAACACCTTGCCCTCCATTTCGTCGGCCGTAGGGGCTGACCCGACCTCGGGAAACGCCTTGCGCAACGCCTGAGCCTCCGCGCACTTAGCTAGCTGGGCATATGCGCGACGCTTCCACATTGCGTTTGGCGCGGCCGTGTCCTTGCTCGCCGTGGCGTAGTTCTCAAGCCAGCGCTCGTTTGCCGTGTACTCGGCGACCAGGCCGTTGCTCATCTGCCGCTTCACCGTCACCCGACACCATTCGGGATAGGTGACGTCTAAACCGCTTAGCTTTGCTGTCACGGGCGGGCCATATTCCGGCTCGCTGATGCCCGCATACTGGCCGGTGCGCGCCGCCTGTATGCGGTAGAGGCCGATGCCCGGCATTACGGTGTCCACCATGCCTCGTCCTTTCTGGTAGATCGGGACGATGTGCACCGGCTTGAGCATCGGGTCGAGCTGGGCGGCCTTGCAGTAGGCCAGCACCATTACAACTGAGTTGTGCGCAGCGCCTGGGTAGAGGCTGCCGCTGAGCACTTCAACGAGCGCATCCTCGGAAATGGCCGGCAAGTTGTCGGCCTGCTTCATTACTGCGGACATGAGTTTCTCCCGCGCCATCCGTGCTCGGGGCGCTGCGATTGAATAGAAGGGGTTACTGAGTGATGTGGGCTGCGTAGGCGCTGGCCAGCATCCAGAATGCGGCGAGGAGTAAGGTGATCGCTGATCCGCGCCAGTAGGCCATGCGGAGGGTGCGTTGGCGGGCGGTCATGGTGCGCAGTGGTATGCACCACCATGCCCGCGGTTGCAGTAGAATCGCCCGTCGTCGGCGTTCGGCATTCCGTACTCGCTTCCGCATCCGCAGCGGACTTCTGAGTCCATGTTCTTTTCAGCGCAAAACTGTTCGGCAAGTTCGACAAGGTTCGGAACGTGGACCGCAGCCGGCGCTATCGCCTCCCACACTCCATCCACAAGCTTGATTCGAGGCTTCAAGTGCGCACGACTGCTCATGCTCGCACCTCATAAGCCAGTGTCCACTCGCCACACAGGCAGGCCCGACGGCTCCATGCTTCCGGGTTCTCGATATGGGCTCGCTCAGCGGCCTGCATGGCTTCGAACATGGTATCGCCCTTGAAAACCATCAGCACCCGATCACTGGGGACGGCCATGCATTCCGGTAGATCTTCAAGCTGCTCGTCTACGAGCGATTTAACTGGGGATGTGGTCATTGAGCCACCTGCTTGCGGTAGCCCGCGTCGTAGGTGATTGCTGCTTTTTCACGAATTGATGGCCGCTCCGGATCCTTACCCATAATCAAAGCGATATCGGTAACTGCAGCCTCCCGCTCTTCCGCCTCGATCTGCTCGGGCGTGCGGATTGGGCGAAACACCTGCATGCCCGAGACGGTGCGCAACGGGTCTGACTGGTACTGATTTTTCTTGTGCATGCCAGTGAACCGGAATACTGGGAAACCGGTATCTGGTTCTACGCCAATCACGATGCAGGTCGTGTATTCCTTGCGAGCCTCGTTCCAAAGTACCTCACAGGCCACTCCAACTGGCGGTAGGCCTTCGCCCACCCAAGGCGCTGGGCGCAGGGTCACGTAACTGAAAGACTCGCGCCGCGAATTATGGAAAGAGCCGCACGAAGGATCGCCACCGCCATACGGGAACGATTTCGCATGCTCAAGGTTTTGGTGTTGGGTTTCGCCCAGCCAGAACTCTTTGATGCCAAATCCAGTTTCGTGCAGGCCGTGCGCATACGCCCATTCAGGCGCCTTGCTCCAATCAATGTCCTTGCTCATGCCGCTCTCCTTTGGCGCCGCCGGATCGTATCCGCCAGGCGGTCACAGTAATGGTTGAACTCTTCGATGGTGATGAGTTGGTCGGTCATCATCCGCGTGATGATTCGCTGGACATCATTCGATTCGCCGGGCCTGCATGCAGGGTGGGCAAGTCCTTCCAGGGCTTTGTCGATCAGGATGTGAGGGCTCAAAATCCGCACTCCTCAGATTCCTGCTGCCATTGTCTGTCGAGCGCTACAGCACGCTTGGCGTGAGGCCTCAGTAGGTCAATGGCGATGTTTTTGAGGTTCGCCCGACTCCCGAGCAGGTACAGCGCGTTTTCTCGGCCATCGAAGCGAGAGCCCCAGGTGGCGTTCGCAATGACCAGTCTGGCGAATGCGTCCTTCTGATCCTCGCCATCTTTTTGCCGATCAACCAAGTACATCTGTACCGCACTGGCGAACTCGTCGGCGGTGGCGCGACCCTTGTCGGCCTTGCGATAACCCCACTCGACGTCGTTTCCGTCCATGAGGCGTTCTGCATTCGATTCGGCCCACTCCAGTTCGGCGGGATCTTCGTCACTCACATCTGGCGGCAGCCTGGCATCGTGCCGCGCTTGAGCTGATTGCATTGCTGATTGCATGACTGCCTCCATATGGCGGGTTACTTGATTGCTTGCTTGATCTCAGCGTCACGCTCGGCACCGCTCAAGCGCGCCCAACGGTCATGCTGGAAGTTGTGATCGTCCAGCGCCGCCTGATTGCCCGTGCGGCAAGGTTCGCAACAGCCCTCGTACAGAGTGCCTGTTGCCTCACCACACTGAGGGCAGTCGAAATGCTCATCGCTCATGGCGACCTCCAGTGTTTGGGGTTAGGCGGAAACTGATGAATTCAATTTGTGGTGCCGAGCCATAGCCATCCAATAATCTCGGTTAGCTTTTGCCCGCTCGACCATTGAGTTGGGGCCGTGCTTCTTTCCGAACATCATTCTGTAGTTCTGGCTCCTGGCTCTGCCCACGCATTCGCGAACATTCATGACTCTCTCCATTCGTTGGTTCACCTGCATTACGTCAACACACATTCCTCCCGCTGGTTGCCGATGGGCGCGGGGTGAGTGCTGACGTAATAGAGGCGGGGAAGGGTGCAGACGCCCGGCACTGCCCGGGATGTGTCGAGTCTGGCCAGCTATGCCCTCGGACTCGCCTGCGGTGTTCGTCTTCGTTTTGGTTGGGCCTGCCAGCTCCCTGGCTGATGCGCGGCGACATCGTCGGCCCTGCTTTCCGCTGCCTGTCAGGATGTTGGGCGCAGCCTTCAGGCTTGCCGCGCCGCGCAGATGAATCGTTGACCTACTTCATGGCCGTATCTCCTATTGCTCGCTCACTGGGAAGGCAGTGGCCACCTGTTGAATGGGGTGCCGGTTACGCTGTCCGGCTCCTGCGCTCTGTGTGGCCGAGGCCAAGTCGAACAGGACGGTGGTGATGCAGGTGGGCGGTTATAGGCCGCGATTTCGTCCGCATCGGTGAAGTGATTCGCGAGGAGCTACCTCTGGCATTGCCCGCGGCCACTTTCTGCGCGGCCGTTCTCGGTGGCTGGCCTGATTACGAGTCAGGTGCCTTGCACTGCTGAATCACTTCCCGATGCGCTCTCATAGAGAGAATCGGGTGGTTTCGCCGGGTTCGTCCTGACCACCCAGGACCTCAACCATCACCGGAATAGGGCAGTTTGCGACAGGCTGTCGTTGGTGCTGGTTGATCAGTCGTAGAGCCCGTAGCTCAGGTCGTCTGGGTCGCAGTCGATCACCAGAACGGCGTTACCGAAGTACAGGGACGCCAACATGCGCTCCCAGTCAGAACGGATCGACATGTTTATGGCCACTTTCTTTTCGTCGAGCTTGGCCGAATAAACCTCGCCAAATTCGTCACACTTCCGCCAGTGGTTTGCTGCATCGCGCTGACCTGTGATCTTCACGTGCATGCTGTGCTTCAAGGAATAGTTCTCGCGGCGACGGTGGTGACTTGCTCGATCTTCCGGCTCTTCATCAAAGTAGATGTGCATGAACTTGATGCCAGCTCCGTAGCTGTCACCTTCTTCGATGCGGATCTCGGGGCGCTCCCAGTTCTCTTCGGCGGCTTTATCTTTATGGTCGTCGATAAAGGCTGTGAGCAGATTGTGGAGCGACACTTCGCCAGTAATCAGGCCCTTGCCGTCCAACACCTCGGCTATGGACTTGTCGGCCTGCTCGATGATCGTCGAGTGCACGGCGGCTGCCTCCCAGCGCTCGCGCAGGGCATTCGCAACCAAGCCGTTGTAGCGCTGAAGCTCAAAAACATCAGAGACGTTGGCCGGCAGCGCGGCCTTGACAGCCTCCTTGATGGCGCCGCCGAAATCGCCGTAGGAACGGAAGGTGTCGCTCACGACTTCTTTAAACAGCTTCTCGATGCCTTCGTCGATCAGCTCGCGTGGACGGTCTGACTTGGCGTATGCAGTGACGCGCTCGGCAAGCAGCGCTTGAAGGGTTTGTTCGCTCATTTGATGCTCCGTGCTTGATCGGTTATTTTCCCAATGCACCCGTCACCAGGTGCATCAGTGAAAAGGCCGTCACGCCGCGAACAGGTCTTGCTGGCGCGGCTGCGGCGTGCAGCGCTGGACCCCGTCCCATATGGCTTGCTCCAGCAGTTCGGCGTCCCGCTCAAGCTCAGGGAAGACTCCGGCGAACTCGCTCACGGCATCTCGAAGCGCGGCTGCTTCACGCTGCAGGGCTGGAATTACGATGCTGCGCATGTTGCCAATGGTGCGCAGGTCAAGGCTGCATTCCCGGCAAAGCCGTATGTAGTCGATCATGTACTTCGGCATTTCACTCCCTCCGGTTGGCCTCCCAATGCACCCGGGCAACCAGGTGCATCAGTGAAAAGGCCCGCTTACTTGTTCAAATCAGCGATACACCGGAACCACAACAACATCGCCGACGAACTCGGCTATCCGTCGCGCCTTTGCCTCATCGCCGGCCTTGTAGACATCAAACACTTCGCCGGTCTTGGCGTCCTCGAGCAGCCAGCCAGCGGGGACTTTCTCTTTCTCGACTTCCATTGCGAATCCCTCATTCATCCAACAAGTTCAGCCACATCAGCCCGACGCGGCACCCGAAGCTCACTCAATCGACGCTCTGCCATCCGACGATCACGCCGCATGGGCTGATCATCTATCAGAGCGTGAATCGCGATGACTGCCGCAAGGACGACGCATACCGGTGAAATGATGTTCAGCTCTCTTGCCTTGTTCACAAGCTGAATGCGCTTTGAAACACTAAGCTTGCACATAGCGCTTGTGAGGCGATTTACGACGGACCCGGGAGAGATCCCAAAGGCCTTGGCGATCTCCTTGGAGGTCATGCCCTGAGCCACCAGCAATACGCACTGCAGCTCCCGGGGTGCTAGAGCCATCCCGAGCTGGCCCTTCCATGTGCCGCTGATAATTTCCATTGCTGTGACTCCCGGTTGTTTTCCCACTGCCACCGATGCGGTGGCAGAAGTGAAAATGTCCGTCATCCGTGATTGGCAAACTCTCCATGCAGTCGCTCTCTCAGAGCCCGCGCAGCCTTTTCGGCATCAGCAAGGTCATCAAACAAGCCTCCGGAGTGATTTTTGTAATTGAGACAAACTTGCACGTGCCACTTTCCATTCAGCGTCCGTGACACACCCTTAACTCCAGAGGTGTTGTTTCTTCGAAGAGGCTGGTTGTGGTTGTTTTGCTTGTGGTCACACTCGCGCAGATTTGCGAATCGGTTGTCTCCGCAAATCCCGTTGATGTGGTCAATCTCCGCTTCCGGCCAGCTCTTTGTCATGTAGAACCATGCCAGTCGGTGTGCCCGGTAGTTCCAGTGAGCAACTGACAGCAGCAGGTATCCGCTGCGATCTGGTCGGCCAGCCTCTTTGCCAGAAGGGATCCTCGTAAACACGCCTGTTTCTGGGTCGTACGAAACAAGCTCCAAGAGCCTGGAATGACTAATTAGCTTCATGAAATCTCCTGCTTTCCGCGAAATCCTTCTCAAGATCTCCTGGAGAGCATCCGGCCCGCGCTTGGCGAGCCGGCAATCTCTGAATCTTTCTCTCCAGCCGCGGGCCTTTCGGCTTGTTCTCCCGCTGGATAACTGTTCTTGGCGCTTTACGCTGCGCGCCCGGGTCAGTTGCCAACCCTCTGAACCGTTAAGGCCGGTTCATCGCTGCCTTTGAAGCTGGGCCGGTGTTGATCCGGCAAGGGGTGAATCTAAAGAGCGGTATTGCGTTCCGGTTTCCCGAGGCATCGCTGCCTGTGTTGCTGGCCGGTGTTTCGTTCGGCTTGGGGTAAATATAAGTCTGCTTATCTATAGTCGTCAATAAGCAGCCTTATATATTTTTCGATAGACACAAAAAAACCCGCTCAACGGCGGGCTCAGGGTGGGGGGGAGGGCAATGAAAATAGAGGGTCCGTCCAGCTGGACCGTGGTATCGCATCTGATTAAGGCGCACCAGGGCTAGAACAAAGGCTTATCTCTACGCGAAGCGCTCAACCAAGAGGCACTTACCAAAAGGTGCATACTATGATGAAGGATTGTGCGGACGCATAATGCTGGACGCTGCCCTCAAGGTGCCGTTCAGCAAGTTGGCCGGCGCCGGGAGGAGAAGACCATGTCCCTTCACTTGCGCAATAGTCGCGCACGACAGGAGCTCTACCTATGTCCAACATCATCGCGATGATCGCTAACGTCAGCGTGCCGGATCTCGAATTAGCGATCCCGCTTTACCAGCGGATCGCGGGCATCGATACCGTAAAACGCTTTCCCTACAAGAATCTGAAGCTCGCGAATGTAGGTCCGTTCCTGCTGATGGAAGGCTCACTGGACGAGCATACCCCTCAAGCAGCAACTGTTCTGGTTCGTTCGGCTGAAGATGTTCGATCAGCTATTGAGGAAGCTGGCGGTGTAGTGCTTGAGGGGCCGAGCACCGTGCCGAATGGCATTCGTGTGCTGCTCCAGCATCCAGACGGGGCGGTTTTTGAATACCTGCAGCCTGTGACCGCATGAGATGTAGCTTCCAGAGCGGCGACTAGCTCGCGAGCAAGCGGGCTATCACCTTCGGGCCGCGCAATCCTTGCGTGGGCTGAAGGGATCTATACGGCCCTGCCTACAACTCAATCGGACTGATCAGTTCCTCACCCTGGTTGCGCACATTCCCGACCGCCTTTCCGACCGGATACCACTCGAAGTCATCCGTAGGCCTGCAGCACTCCCTGGCGATCTCCTCGGCCCTTGCTGGTGACAGACCTGGCTCTATCCACTCGCGGGCATGCTCAGGCGTCAGAACGAGAGGGCGCCTGTCGTGGATGTCGACCATTCCTGAATCGCTGGCGGCGGTGATGATCACGAAGCCATCGTTGTCGTTAGGCTCAAGGCCAGGGTGGACCTGGGCGAGGGCGGCCAGCAGCATGGGCCTGCGATCCTTCAAGACGATGAAGTACGGCTGCTTGCGCTTCGGGTCCGCGGGATCTGCAACCCACTCGTACCAGCCGTTTGCCGGTGTCAGCGCCCGACCTTCGGGCCAGAGCTGTTTGAAGAACTTGCCGGTGGCCACCGTCTCGACCCTGGCGTTGATCGGATCGGGCCGCTTGCCCTTTGCCCAGAACGGCGACCAGCCCCACTTCACGGGTTCTGCGCGCAATTCGTCGTCTACTGCACGGATCAACTGGACACGGGTCGAGGGCGCGACGTTGTAGCGCTTGATCGGCTCATGATCGTATGCCCCGATCCTCCGAAAGCGCGGCGCAAGCTCGCTAAAGAAGTCATCCATGCCGCTGTACTGAGCAATCCTGCCGCACATAACGTCACCCGTCGAAATCCGCGTATCCAGTATTGACCGCCGCCACGCCGATTAGTTAACTGTACGAATATACAGTAATAGGGTGTTTTCATGATCATGCTCATAAGGCCCATGCGGCGCCTTGGTGTCGCCATCGATCCAAAGGTTCTCGGCAGGATGGAACCGGTCCGGGGCGACATCTTCATCGTCATTCATGAGGGGCGGGGTAGTGCAATGCGCCGTACAACCAGAGTCGCAAGCATTGCCAAGGCCGTGCCAAGCAGCCCAGACCTGCTTCCAAATCTGCTGGACGTAACCATCTCCACAATGGTCAACAGCGGCTTCGTGCTGAGCGGTATAGAGATGATCGGCGATGCGGCCTACGCTCAATCGTGGAAGTGCGAAGTCCCCGAGGAGCATGCAAAGCGATGAGCGAATCAATCAAGGAAAGCGAGCTGCGGATCTGGCGTACGACGCTGGGAGACGAGGACCGACGTTTCAACGAACCTGAGCACTTACGCGGCGAACTCTATGGCCACGCCAAGACACTCGCACGGCTAGACATCATCGATCTGTTCGAACTGCGCGAGTTGATAGCCGTAGCTGATACCGCGTGCAACCATCAAGCGGGGTAGCATTACACGCGGGAATGGTTGAAGACGCGGGAGTGAAAAGCCCGGTGCTTGGCCGGGCTTGGTATATGCAAAAAAAATTATGGCGGCGACTGATAGCAAATGCCGCCACTAGGACTTTCTACAGATGAATATAATCAGGTCATTTAGGCAGGAGGCGTTCATACGGCCCCGCTCGAGTATGTGTTCCTGGAAGTATTTTTCGTAGAAAGCTGCTTCCGTAGCATCGCCCGGTAAGGATCTTTCAAGAATGTCTTTGCATTCTTTTGTCGTTCTTCCAGTTTTAATAGAGCGCGCTGCCAGCAGTGTAGATTCAATTGATGGTGTAGATATGAATCTAACAACTTTATTTGCAGTCAGCCAACGATCTACCTCAACAGAAACAGGGATGTCGCCATCAAAAACTGCCCCTACAAGCCTGTAGTCCCCCGTTCGCCTTGCGGACTTTATAGCCTCCATAATTCCTTCTGGGCCTTTTCCTTTCGCATTTTTTGTTGTTAGCGATACGAAAGAGTCTCTTCCGCAGTAGAGCGACTTAAGGTGCCTAACGAAAGCGTCATCAGTGTACCCCTCAACAGCGATGAGTATTGTATTGTTAGTACGTCTAATCGGCCTTTTCATAATTATATATTCGGCACCGCTCCGTAAGTACCAGACATGTATTTCGCGTAAAAATTGTCGTCACTTCTAACGCCGCTCATGTCGCACAGCCTCCATGCCTCGCTTACTCCGTCATTTTTCTCTACCAGTAAAATCTGGCACTTTTGAAGCTCGTTCAATATTTCTACAGAGTGCGTGGTGAATATGATCTGAGCGTTATGAGGATTGGTTTTTGGGCTAAAGAAAAGCTCAAGAATGCTGTCCAGCATATGCGGGTGAAGATCCGACTCCAGCTCGTCATAAACCATGACTCCGCCTTGCTTTAGAACTGGTAGCAATCTGCTGAGCAGTACGTAAGCAGACTGCGTACCGCTCGACTCTGTGAGCAAAGGCATTTCAAATGACTCATCGCCAATTGTATGGACGCCGAAAGGCATAGTCATCTCAAATTCCTCACCTTTATCATCTACATGTTTCAGTTTTGTAATTTTTATGTCAGACAAACCAAGATCCCACGCTTTTAGACGAGAGACCATTAGCTCTCTGTATTCAGAATTTTGCTCATAGAATTCTGTGCCATCTATAAGTGCTTGGTAGTCGTTCGATTTAGCTCTGCCGCTTGCATTGATATTAGTGTGAAATTTTGAAAAATAATCGACTAGCATTAAGGCGAAAGAATTATCTTGTTGTGCTGCAAAAGATATAAGTGACGAGTTTTTTTTAGCTTTGCTGGCTGTGCGCTTGTCAAAACCGAAGCCTTTTAGGTTGTATGTGAATTCATTTGAATTCACATCAAAGGCTCGCGAGAAGACAGTGCTCCACTGTCGGCTAGTCTTCTCCTGCAGGTCCTCTTGGTGGACCTGCTTTGAATCTATTTTAAGAATATAACGAAACAATCTGTCATCGATCTCAAAAATTAACTCAAGAGATGTCTTCTCATTCATTCTTAAGAAGTGCTGGCGCGTATAAGTTCCAGCATCTGCGCGCAGGTTCACTGACTTGCAAATAAACCAAGAAATGAACGCGAACGGCTTAATCGCGTTTGTCTTGCCAGCGCCGTTGGCTCCAATTACAGCCAAGATTTTACTGGTCCTGCCGTCTTCTGCCCTAGATGCGCAGCTTTTCTCGTTCTCGGCTGCGCGACCATCCATGGCGAACGAAATTTCTACCTCATCCAAAAAAGAATAGAAATTCGAAAATTTAAGGGAATGCAGCATTATGGATTTACTCAGAGGTTTTCAACAATATTTTGTCGAATATGGCCTCAGTACGATGTGTTGTCAATGCTGGCAACAGAGAGGCATACACACCTTCGCTGCTCACCCCCCCCCTACTCAGTGAAGAGCCTTGCGACTCTCCCCAATCCTGATATCAAGCCTCTATTCCGCGCATCTAAAGCATCGAGGAGGGCTTTCACCTCAGCATCCCGACCTTCTCCCCATAGGCGTTCAGCCACTCTGCTCAAGGCGCAATAGCGAGGAGGGCGGCAAGCGCCAGGATCGTGCGTTTCATACTGCTTCCTTGCTGTGCTGGGTGGCTCCGGGAATTGAGCCGGTTACCAAGAGCTATCTCGTACCATCAAGAACCTTGCGCATTCCGGAAAGGTCTTCTGCGCTTACGACCCCCTCCGTCCCGCAAACCTGGAACTCTAAGACCTTCGCGGCAGATAGTCGCTCTAGAGTGTCGCGCTGGGTGCGAAGGCTGAAAGACTCCATGGTCGCGGACCCAGCAGCACTGCTTGTGTAGCCGAAATCCATATTCGGGGCAGCGACACCATCAACCAGCCAGTTGCTGTGATGGCAATCTGTATATCTGCCGCGGGCAGACCAGGTGACAAGGCGCAATGTGTATCCGTCCGGTCGTGACGAGCCCTTCAGATAATAGGCAGAGGCAGATAGCGAGAATTTTCCCTCTTCTGAGGGAACCGAGAGCCACTGCACCGTGCGAGATCCGGTGAAACGATCGGCTTTATCCTCAAGCACACCGGCGTTTGCCGAGAGCGCGAAAGCGCAAGCCGAAAAGGCCAAAATACTCAATCTCATACTGCATCCCTGCTACGCAAAGGCGCTACAGCGCGCCATCGGCTCAAAATTTCTGAACAGCTCTCACAACCACGCCGACGATACGGCAATTCTCATCGAAAGGCTCTATAGGGTAGCCCGGGTTCAGCGGCTTCAAAAAAAGTCGGCCACCGTCTTCCACAAGCTTCTTGAAGGTAGCTTTATCGCTGTCGGGACGCTTCGCAACCACCAGCTTGCCAGGCTGAACGTCAGCCTCGGTATCAATGAGGATCAGCGAGCCATCAATGATGCTCTGCCCGGTCGCAGAGGTCATCGAGTCGCCTTTCACCTCAAGCCAGAAGGCAGCGCCTTTTGAATCGTAGTCAGAGAACTCGTAATGATCCGAGAACCCAGGCGGAAACGGTTCCACCGCCTCAGACCATGACCCCGCAGCCACCCAACTGACGACCGGGTAGCGATACATCGCGCCTGGCTGCTTGGCCAGCCGAATATTTGAGTCGGGCGATTGCGGCGCGCCCACTTCCATAGGGCCGATTCCATCTGAAAGCCAGATCGCGTTCACGCCGCAAAGATGCGCGAACTTGGCTAGGTGCGCGCTTTGTTGGTTCTTTCCCGTCTCAATCTGAGAGATCACGGGCTGCTCGACACCCGCCTTAACAGCCAGATTCTTCTGGGTCAGTTTTGCGTGCTGGCGGGCGAGCTTCATTCGGTCGGCGAGTGTTGTCATGCCCGCAAATCTATAAGTTCCCTTATCCGCTTGCAAATAAGTGTCCTTCTTCATAGGATATAAGCGTGCTTATCAGGAGGGCTCTATATGACCCCTATCGAAAGGCTCGTTGATTACTTCGGCGGGCAAACCAAAACAGCTTCAGCCCTGGGAGTCACCCAGGCAGCGGTTTCCTATTGGGTCTCTGGCATTCATGCGATGAGCGCAAAAAAAGCGTTCAAGGCTGAAGAGCTCACAGGCGGGGCAATTACAGCCCGCGAGCTATGCGCTGAGCCGGGTTCGTCAGCCGTCGCAGCCTAGATCTTTCTCTTTGAGCTTAGCGACACCGTCGCCCGCTCGAAGCCGCGCAATTCTTCACGATCAAGCCTAACCCGCAAGGGCCCGGCAACCCTTTCAAAGGCAGGCCACAGCCTGAGCTGAGAAGAGAGGGGAAGGGTAGAGGCAAGCGCCACTACCAAGCAGCAAAGGGCGGCTACCTCGCCTTGTAGCTCAGATGGATTGGTCATGGGTTCGCCCTTGATCGGAGTGAAGCAGGAGTGAAGCAAGTATCAGGCGAACGGTGAGGGAAGGGCACTGCAACAACTTCACTGTTGATTCATACAGCTAAAGGAAACGCCTGAATTCCAGGCACAAAAAAGCCGCCTGGCAGGGCGGCTCTTTCTACAGCGTTTCAGCGAGAGAACTATGACAAACATCATTCAAATTGACAAGTCCCGGGGGTTCACCCGAATGGACAACACCTTGATGGAGTCCCTTGCGACGGTTGATCTGCCCGCCAGGGAGTTTCGCGTTGTGATGGCGATCGCTCGTCAGACCATTGGCTTCCAACAGGACACTCGACGGCTCACTGCTGACGACCTGGGCAAGCTGACCAACATGCGCCGCGATGTGACGTCGAAGGCGATCAGTCATCTGCTGGAACGCCGGATCATCTACCGCATCGGTGGAAGCCGTGGTGACATCGGCATTTCTCCGGTCTCCGAATGGTCTTTCTACGAAGAAAAACAGACCCGTCTCACTGAGACCAAAACGTCTCACTCAGACAATATCGTCTCACTGAGACCAGTTGCGAGTGAGACCAAAACGGCAACTTGCCTTCTTTATACAAAGAAAGAACCCCTATTAACTCTTTCTTCGAAAGAGATTAATCCGCCCCAGGAAATTCCAGAGCCGGTTCAGGCTGAATCCAAGCCAGCCCGCAAAGCACCGTTCGGCAAGATCCAGATGCTGGCCGACAACCCACACCAGATCCCTGATCAACTGCTTGTCGACTGGTTGGCCCTGCGCAAGACCAAACGAGCCGCCGTCACCCTGACCGTATGGGACGCCCTGAACGCCGAGCTGACCAAGTGCGCCGAGCTGGGCATCAACGCCTCCGACGCGATGACTGAGGCCCTGTCTGCTGGCTGGCAGGGTTTCCGCGCTGACTGGATTGCCAAGCGCCTGAGCGACTCCGGCCTGACCAACAAGCCCGCACAGCCATCCAGCCACCACAACGGCTTCGCTGACCGCGACTACACCCAGGGCCTGATTCAGCGGGAGGACGGCAGCTATGCATTCTGAACCATACCAGCCCACCCCAGAACTGCCACCGGGAACCCGCATCCAGCCGGGCGACTGCGAAACCCACGGCAAGTTCGAGCAGAAGGTTTTCTCGGTCATCGGCCGCGAACTGAAAACCGGCTGCCCCGAATGCTCGCGGATCGTGCAAGAGGCGGCAGAAGAATCCGAGCGCCGCAACAGGGCCCTCATGGAGCGCATGGCGATGGAGCGCAAGCTTGGTTCGGCTCTGATCCCCAAGCGCTTCGTGATCAAGACGCTGGACGGGTACATCGCCACTACACCGGAGCAGCGCAAGGCCTTGGCAACGTGCCGTCGATACGCCGCTGAGTTCGCGCAGATTGCTGAATCCGGCCGTTGCTTGCTGCTGCTGGGCAAGCCTGGCACGGGAAAGACTCACCTGGGCGTCGGTATCGCGAACGAGATCATGGCCAAGTCGAGCGCCACCGCCGTGTACCGAACCATCGGCTCGGTCCTGCAGGCAATCCGCTCAACCTACGACCACTCCAGCGAGCAGAGCGAAAGCCAGATCCTGTCGAGTCTGATCATTCCCTCGCTGCTCATCCTGGACGAGATCGGCGTGAGCAAGGAAAAGCCGAGCGACTTCGAGCTGACCACCCTGTTCGCAATCATCAATGGCCGGTACGAGGAGCAGAGACCGACCGTGGTGATTTCCAACCTCGATGCCAAGGCGTTGCCAGCCGCAATCGGCGAGCGCTGCGCAGATCGGCTCAGGGAGGGCGGCGTGATCGTTATCCCGTTCGAGTGGGAATCGCAACGTGGCAAGGAGGGCTTCTGATGACCCCAACACAGAAAATCACCGTAGACCAACTCAAGTCCCAAGGCTTCGAGCTGATCGTCGAAGGAAGAGAAATCGTGCGCATGACGAAAGGCTCGGACAAGCGAGTCATTTGCCAGAACGGCAGCCAGAAGCGTGGCAATCACACGGATATGCGTAAGGGGATTCGAGCATGAGCGATTTCGTAGAAGTGAAGACGCAAGAACTCTCTGGTGTAGCGCTGGATTGGGCCACGGCGAAAGCAACGGGCGCTGCTCAATTGAAAGTGACCGAATCAGGCGCGGTGTGCTGCATCTACGCGATGGCCTGCGGTAGCGGTTGCTGGACGGCTTATTACGAGCCGTCGACCGACTGGGCTTACGGTGGGTCGCTGATTGAGAAGTACGCGGTAACGCTCACGCCATTCGCCATCAGTTTTGGCGGAGCCCCTTCCTACTGGCTCGCCCAGCCATGGGATCAGCGTGTCATGCCGCTCGATGGCCCGACACCCCTCATTGCCGCCTGCCGCGCCATCGTAGCCTCTGTCCTCGGCGACACCGTAAGCGTGCCAAAGGAGCTGCTGTCATGAGCGATTACACCGAATTGAAGTCTGCAATCGAGTGCATCCTGAATCAGGGCGCCCTTGAGCGTGAGTTTGTCGAAGATGCCGACTTGCTCGACGCCGCGTGGGCAGTCTACGACGCGCTCGGTCCAACCGACATCCTGGCCCTGATCGCCGAGAACGAGCAACTGACCGATTCGCGCAACGAGGCGAGAGAGAATCGGAACAAGATCGGCGACCGCTATGACCAGCTCAAGGCCGATAACGAGGCGCTACGTAAGGCTCTTGGTAGTTGCGCCGAAGAACTGTCCGCCGAAGTTATCTGCAAGCACGGCGGCCAAAAGCTCGAAGACATGCACCCAGTGACTCGTCGCCTGTACGAGCGAGATATGGCTCCTGTGATCGAAGCCCGCGCCGCAATAGGCAAGGGAGAGCTGTCATGAGCGGAGACTCCACGAAAGATTGGGCTGAGGCCCATTGGGCGCCGCTAACTGGCGAGAAAACGGAGCTAACCCAGTTCAATATCTGGCACAACCGGCGTTTCGGCTTTGTTGATCATCGCGACGCAGCTTGTGGGAATCGCTGGCTGGTTTGGACGGCCTCTCGAGAGGCGCTGGTGATTGAGCTGCCAGTGCCATATGCCGTGGTAGGCGACTATGCAGCGTGCGGTGGAGGCCGGGTGGTTTGGGATGTCGAGTATGCGGAAAAGATAGATGACCGCATGTGCGCGAAGACACCCGTCTATGACCGGGCATCACTGGAAGCCGCAGGCGTGAGGGTGAAGCCATGACCGATAAAATCTCCATCAACTGCCAGTCCAAGCTGACTGAAGCCATCACCCGCATGACGGCGATGTACCGCGACAAGAAGTTCGTGGTGGTCTCGCTGCGCCCGGGCAAGGACCGAACTTTGGATCAGAACGCCCTGTGGTTCGCCTTCTACAAGCGCATTGCCGAGATGACCCAGATCGGCGATGCCAGTGATGCCCGCAAGTACTGCAAGTTGCACCACGGCGTACAGATCCTCGTCAACGAGGACGAGGATTACCGCGCGGCCTGGCATCGCACCACCAAACACCTGGGCTATGAGGAAAAGCTTGACCTGATGGGCGACTGCAAGTTGCTCGGACCGGACGGCTTCCCGGTGACCAGCCTGTTCAACCGCGCCCAGGGCATCGCGTACACCGACCGCATTGTCGCGGACTTCAGCAGCCAAGGCGTTTATTTCGGCGACTTGATCGGGGAGAAGGCGGCATGAGCGCTGAAATCCATCAATTCCCAGCCTCTCGGCGCCTGGAAAACCTCCGGGTGGCAGCCGAGCAGACCAAGCGCAACGAACTCGCTGAATACCTGAGGACGGTCGCAACCTGGATCCAGCGTGACGACGTTGAGTGTGCGCCTACCGCCTTGGTGTTGGTTCTTTCTGGCAAGACTGGTGATGAGGTCGTTTGGAAAGGGTATCAGGACAACGCCGAAGTGAGTTTGAGGGATGCCGGGAATGCGGCATTTACCCAGTTCAACACTGGCTACAAGCGTCGAGGTGGAAATTTCCACGACCGGAGGAAGCCATGAAAGCCCTTATCAGCCGCTTCACAGTATTCATGGCCCAGGCCTACGGGCAGCCGGTCACCACTCAGGAGTATCAGTACGGGGGTGTCTTGTGAGTAAGGAATCGAAACTACTCATCTGCATGGGAGTGGTCTGCCTTGCGCTGTCCCTCACCTCAGTCTACTCCACCTACACGCGGGACAAGGCGGTGCGTGAACTGGGCGAGGCGCGCCAGGACGTTCGCGCGGCGGTTTCCAAGTACAACGGCCTGCTGGCTGGCCGTGGCTGCGAGGTATCGGAATGATCAAGCAGTCCGGCATTCAGAAGTCGCCGCCAGCACGGAAGAAGAAAACCTGCGCCAATCAAGACTGTCGCACCAGCTTCGTACCGGCGCGCCTCGGCCAGAAAGTTTGTGGTTGGGCGTGTGGCCTGGCCATCGCTCCGGCGAATCAGGAGCGCGTGCGCAAGGCTATTGCCGAGATAGGTCGCAAAGAGCTGCGCGCAGCCAAGGAGAAGGTAAAGGCTCGCTCCCAGTACATGAAGGAAACGCAGACCGCATTCAATGCTTGGATTCGGCAGCGTGACTTGGGCCTGCCATGCGTGAGCTGCGGGCGCCATCACAACGGCCAATGGCACGCAGGGCACTACAGGACCGTCGGTGGAAATCCAGAGCTGCGCTTCGAGCCGCTGAACGTATGGAGACAATGTGCACCGTGCAACAACCACAAGTCCGGCGACATCGTGAATTACCGCATCGAACTGGTGAAGCGGATCGGTGCGGACCGAGTGGAATGGCTGGAAGGTCCGCATGAAGCGAAGAAGTACACCATCGAAGAATTGAAGGCGATGACCGCCGAATACCGGGCAAAGACCAGAGAACTGAAAAAGGGGCAGGCAGCATGAAGATCAAATCAGCGCGCCAAGCTTGGCATGATTGCAAATACAACCCGGCCCCCGGCCAGACCTCTGATGTCGTCCAGCTCGGCGTGGTGGTGCAAAACACCGAGCGCGGCCCAACAGCAAACCATGCAGTGCACGGCGCGCTGGCTGGGCATATCCAGTCTGCTATCGAGCGCCTGCATCCGCAGATCCGCGTTTTCGGTGACTTCATGTACGCGGCCGAGCAGAGCGACGAAATCCGCGAGGCGGCGGAGGAGGTCGTGTTCCTGCTGGTGCAAAGCCGATCGCCCCGCATGACGGCGGCGAAGCGGGAGAAGCTGGAATATGTGGTGAAGGGGGTCATGCGCCGGTACCGGTACATTCACCAAGGCGGGCAGTCGTCCAACGAGGACCCGATGGCCAACGCCGAGAAGTTTCGCGCGTGGATGTGGCAGGTGTACGGGGTTCGCCTAGAGTCGTGTGCGTGGTCTAGAGAATGGGAGCCTTACATCCAAAGAACATTCGAGTGCTGCGAGGATCTTGATAGGATGGCGCTGAGTCCAGTTGCAGCGGCTATCTATCAGATGAACAAGGCGGCGTAATACATGGCTGAACCAATAACTACAGTCATTGAAACCTGGGATATCGTGAAAATTGCTCTTGGCAGCGGCACCACGGCGGCGGTGGTCGGTGGGGTGTTCCAATGGCTCAGGGACTTGCACGGAAAAAAACGGGAGGAGGCTAGGAGTGCAAGGATTGATGCGGTGCAGTTGATTGCAAAGCTTGATCTTCTGGCCATGAATTGCGCCAGGGTCTACTGGAGGTTCAATGACGAAATGGACAACTACAAAGCCAGTGCCTGGGGTAGCAATTCATATCCTTCTTGCGAGAAGCCGCACAGCGATATATCTGCTTTAGAGTTAGCGCGAATCGATCAGGAAATCGCCGCGCGCATAGCTTGGCTGGACAATGAGTTTAGGCTAGGGACCGAGATGATCAGCATGAAGCTCGGTGACAACGTACTCCCCCCAGATATCGAGGAAGCGCTCGCAGACTTGGTTGGACATTACGGGTTCCAAGCCACGAAAATCGCAGAAAGTCTAAGAACAAAGTATTCGATACCTGGTGAGGAGTTGGTTCTGAAAATGCGAGGAAGGGTTGTAAATACCGCACTGGAATCTGCTTCGGATAAGGTCCGAAAATTTTTAGTGACTGTTGATTGACTTCCCGCACGGCTGAGGGCATTATTTCCCCATAGTTAGTATTTTGCCTACGGCAACTTACTTGAAAAAGCCGGCCAATGAGCCGGTTTTTTTATGCCCGCCAGAAAGCAAAAAGCCCCGACACGTTCGGGGTTTTTTTATGCGCGGAGAAAAGAGAGGGCGACCCCAAAGGGTGCGGTAACACCCCAGGGAGCCGCCAGATCGCAGATATAGCCTGCAAGCCAGCCAAGGCCCTCACTGCTCGCGCGAGCGGGGCGGAGCCTAGCAGAAAACCATAAGGCTTTGCAGATGTTGAATGATTACCGTTGTGGGCGATGCGCCAAGCTTCTCGCAAAATATTCCCTTGTAGATCAGTTACAAATTAAGTGTTCGCGGTGTGGGACGCTTAATTTCATGAAGTCCGAGAGACTCACAAACTCGCCCTTGAGCGACACGGCCCGAACGAAATTCGGACCCATTAGCAGTGTTGCTATCGAGAATGGTTCTCGTTGCGATGTATGAATCTCGGAGTTATAATGGCTATTGAACTACCACCGATCTATGTGAACGAAACAACAGGTGGCAGCACCACCTTCGGAATTGGCGACTGGGAGAGTCAGTTCGCATCTTATCCGCCTAGTGTGAGAGAGATCTTGATGATCCCATTGGCTGCGCGAGGACGCACGCTCAACGGGGAGGGAGTATGGAATGCAGCTGCAACCAATGACGCTCGTGCGACCACTATCGAAGTGTGTAAGGGTTTGAGCGGCCAATCTCTTGGCACGGTCAAGTCGCAACTATCGATACATGCTCAATTGAGTTCCTCCCTCGGTACGGATCAAGCCCTGGCTGGCGGTCCAAATGTGCTGAGCGACCAAGAAGCGGCTTATCTGTATTTGCCATATGGCCAGATGCTTCTCGCCCCTCCAAAGCCTTGGACCAGCTTCGAAGAGCACGTCGTAGATTTTGAGGGCAATGTGTTCATGCCGATTACCGGCATTGCGTACTGGCTTTTTGGTAATGGCATCACGCGGAAGGTCGAGACTAAGGCTCTGAATCTCCATATGACTGCATCGGATTTCGGCCCCATTCAAAAGATACTGGCTGATCCTGTAGCGTACGGCCCTGGCCCTTATACGATCATTGAGCACTACGAGTATAATACGTTTGAACACGGCATCGATTTGGCTGCTGCAGGCTTGATCGGGCGCATTAATGGCACCATTTACGGTACGCTGATCATCGGGCAAGACGGTAGTTACACCTTCAGTGGTGAGTACAGCATCAACGATGATGTATACGACGCACCAACCAGTAACAGGACCTGGAAACAGGAAGCGCTGACTGACTTTCTGCGTGGTCTGGGGGACGCTTTTGGTCACACCGACTACACAATCAAATTTCTGGGCAACAAACCAGTCCAGTTCTCAGGGTATCGAAATTGAAAAGAACGTTGATCTCATTGGTATCTGGCTTGGTGGCTGCCACCAGTTTGGTAGGTTGCGGCGAAAAAAAATTAGATCCCTGCCCTGAGAAGGGCGCTGATTTTTTCAAATCGTCCATTGCTGCTCATTACGAGAAGCAAGGCAAGCCTGACGATGCCAAAGATTTCAAGATTGTGGACGGTGCTAGCTATAACGGAAAGCTGAACTGGTGGGTGGTGCCATTCGATCTGAATGCCAAGCGCATGAATGCACTGCTCAGTTGTGATGGCAACCTTGAGCTAACTATCCCTCCGCAGTAAAGCCTTGCTGCAAGGTCGTTAAGCCCCCGCCCTCGTGCGGGGGTTTTCGTTTACGGAAGGTCGTGTCCAGCGGCGGACACTCGGCCTTCGGGCAGCACCAATTTCCCCAAATCCCTCGGAACCTCTGATCGCCACGTTCAGCGAGGGCTCTTACTCCAGCAGCACCCCTTGGCCGCCTCCAACGGCCTTTTTTATTCAACATGCCCAGTAAAGAGGTCCGAGCATGGAGTTTCTACATCGCCTGCTCGATAAGCTCGACTGGGTTATTGCTGGCCTGATCGGTGTAACGGCCGCCAGTTGGTGGCACAGGGAAGACCTTACAGATTGGCGCTCTTGGGTGATCTTTCTGGGAACAGGTGTTGCCTGTGCTCTCTACCTTACAGGAATGGTCAGTACCTACCTGGGCGTGACCGAGCCCGACAGCGTGGCCGGGGTTGGCTTCTTGCTGGGAGCCTTCGGAGGCTCACTCATGACCGCCATCAATCGCGCCATCAAAACCGCCGACCTCTGGGGCTTCATTCGCCAGCGGTTCGGGGGAGGCAATCCACCATGAACATTGAATGGGTAAACGCGGGCGCCAGTGGCTTCATTGCCTTCTGGGCTACGTGGTGCGTCCTGAGCGGAAAGGTTCGCGACGGGGTGCTTGGCAAGATCATCTATTCGGTGATCGCCTTGAGCGGGTACGCGGTATTGGCCCGGTCCGAACAGCTGTTCTTCACGCCCAATGCTGCGGGAGTGACGATGCATGTCGGCCTGGCCCTTGCCGGTGCCCGCCACATTTTCATGGTCACCTACTGGCAGCGCGTGAAGATCTGGCTATGCCGGACGCTGAACTGCGAGCACTGTCTGCGCTGCAAGAGCGGCGACAAGTAGTCCGCGCCACGTTTTCAATCAACGCCATTTCGTGGCGCGAGGTAACTCAAATGAATCTCGACTTCAGCCGGGCCTTCGTCATCGTTGGCCTGGTGTCTGCCGTTGCCGGTTGGGCGCTGATTGAGGGCGCTATCTGGATCGGCTCGCACATCAGTATTGGCTGGCTCGCATGACCAAGAAGAACTGGCAGATCACCGCCCCAGGCTACAAGCCATTCCCAATGATCCTGCTGCATGAGGCTCTGGACCACGCCGAGGCCTTGGCCTTTGCCCGGACAATCTGGCCTACCTGCACAATAGAGTGAGAGCCCCATGAATGATCAAGCATGCGATCACATCCACACTCCCGACGATGGTCGAGGACTGAGACGGGTATTCATCGATGGGGTTGAGGTGAAGGATGTCTCTTACGTCGACACTCGTCTGGGGCTCGCGATTGTTGCCCGCCAGCCGCTTCGCACTTATCCCGGCACTGACTGCATTGACGAAGATCCCGTCTGGGGAGATATCAGGGTCGAGCCCATGGAGGATTCGACCGTAGCGCCAGTTCGGGCAGGTGGTGATCCTGCGGGTGTCGAGTAATGACGACCATTGCCTACAAAGACGGCGTTATCGCCTATGACGGCCGCCAGACCCGAAACGACCGCATCGTTTCTGACAGCGCACCAAAGTGCCAGGTTGTCGATGGTGTCAGCTTCTTCCTGTCGGGCGCCGTATGCGATGAGAAGGCTTTGATCGCCGCCTACTTCGGCACTCCGTCGCCAGCTCCCGTTGAGTGCTCGGGATATGTCGTTGATGGCGGCAGCCTGATGATGGTTGGTCACGACGACAAGACCGGCATCTGGAAGCAGGAGCTTGATCCGTCCAACCCTGATGCTATTGGCAGTGGGGCCGCATATGCCCTGGCTGCAATGGACATGGGTGCAAGCGCAGAGGATGCGGTGCGCGCTGCAATGAAGCGAGATATCTACACAGGCGGAGCGATCCGCACACTGATCATTGATGATGGGAGGGCCAATGCAAAGACCACTTCCTCCGTCGTCACTGCTTGAGTTGTCCGATCTATCCGACTTCGGTATCCGCCTAACCCCGGCCCCCGAAGTGTGGGAGTGGCTCCAAGCCGAGATCCTTGCCGGCACCGGCAGCATTCACAACCCAGACCATGCCCACCTACTGGATGCAGATATCCGGGTCATGTGGGCATCGTCGAGCTTCGAGAAGCAGGGGCGCACTGTCCTCGGCCAAGCTGAGCAAGTCATGTTCCGTGCAGGTGGGTGGCAGAAAGCTCGCCAAGAACAACAGATGCGCGACTGGTTCGGGGATATCCCGGCCTACATCATCACCCTGGCTGCTGACTACTGCTCCCAGTGCAGCGACCTTGAGTTCTGCGCACTCATAGAGCATGAGCTTTATCACCTGGCTCACGCGACCGACAAGTACGGTCAACCAGCATTCACCCAAGATGGCGCACCGAAGATCAAGCTGCAGGGCCACGACGTCGAAGAGTTCGTCGGTGTCGTCCGCCGCTACGGTGCAAGCCCTGACGTTCAAGCGTTGGTGGATGCTGCAAACAGTCCTGCTGAGGTGGGGAAATTGAACATTGCGAGGGCCTGCGGAACCTGTCTGCTCAAGTCGGCCTGA